CGATCTCCCTGTTGTAACGTTGGGGCCGCCCGCGTGACGCGCAACGCGCGTATAAGCGTTAAACCACACATACCACTCAATATTAGCCCTTGAGTACCCTGTTGTAACGTTGCTTGATCTTGGCAAAACGTTTGTCTTTGGTAAGTGTGTCCCAGGCATTGGCAAAACAGCTGTTGAAGATCTCTTGTTCAACCTCAGTTACCTTTGGTGTTGTTTTACAAGCGCGTAGATTACAACGCTTGGTCATTGATGCTGGGAAATGCAGCGCGTTAGTGCTAAACCAATCTTTTATCCTTTCGACTTCGGGTATAGATAAACCATTGGCCATTGCTACGGAGAGCTCGCACAGGCTCTGATCTACTCTACGAACGCAGCCATCGGACTGCTTGAAACTATTCGTCAAGTTCCAACTGTTTATCAAGTTCGCATTGATGCCGCCATCAAAGTTAGTGTTGAGTAGAAATTCAGCAATTTCACTGTACACAGGTATGTCACGATACAAAACCTTGTACATTAGACCTAAGCTTTTATAGTATTGGGCCACCCAACCCCGCTTAAGTGCATCACTGTTTAGACATCGCTGCAGACTGTCTATCAGTTTGACCAACTTCTGCACGTACAGATAGTTGCCAGGTGTGGTCTCGATGAAGTGACCACTACAGAATTCAACCTCCTCGGGTGTTTTCCTTATTATAAGTTTGGCATCCAAACCAAACAACGTGTATGTGTTCTTGAATTCTGTAACGCCGCGCGGCCAACGCATTACGTTGTCATCACCTTTCAGTAGGAATTTATCGGTACTGCAACCAGCACAGTCCGAAGAAACTTTACAATTTGGTTCAATGTTCTTTATCAAAAAATATCTGCTGCTGACCCAGTTCACAAAACCATTCAATGATGATGTGTCTCGGTCGCCTGAACCAGTACATTCCTGAAATTTGAAAGTGATGTATTCACGCCACTGTCCGTCTTTGACTATTTTCATCGCCCATGCCATCTTGAGATTCGCTTGTTGTTTGATGGCAGTTAACACTTTGTTCATGCAACGCAATTGCAAATCCAGCCAAAAGGGTTGGATGCTGCTTTCACATTGTGAGAAATCGTTTTCACAGAACCACTGACCAACCAACTCACCAAATTTATGACCTAACGAGTCATAGTTATCATTATATGTACATTGTGGTAAGTTAAAGAAAGGTTTGTCAAATGGCTCTATTACAGTGTTATAAAATAGAGCGAAACGCGGGTCTCTGCCCATGATGAGACGTGGGGCTTTGCCCTCCTTGTAGAATGATTCGCGTTTTACAAAAACACTCATACGTGAGTGTTTTAATGGTGTGAAGCCTTTGGCAAGTATTTGGTCTAGCGCAGACCTGTAACGGCGTTTGTTTTTTCCTGGAGCGTCATTAATGAAATTCATGACACCGCCTTTGCCGGCGTTGAATAAATAGCCGGTCTTTTGAGATTCGTTTGGACCGTCGTTGTCGCAAATTGCGTTTTTGATGATCCGGTCCGATAAATCATCAACTATTTTGTGCACCAAACCCCAATCTATATCACCGCGTCTAGGGCGCGGACTCGGCTTAAAATATCGTCCATTGAAACTCCTGACGACATTGTGGAAACAGTTTCCGTAGCAAATGTGCGGCCGTTGTTCAACCATTGCATCACACTTCCAGCGCAGTAGCTCGTTCTCATCGCACCTGAAACGTTTAATATCCAGTTTGCCAAGTTGTTTAAGTGAACAGCGCTTCCACGCATTATCTGTCTTGTTGTCTCCATCGCTGAAAGCGCCGAGTTTATCACCATCCTGCCTGCCGGAGCATACAGGAACCTCCACGTCAAACTTTGTAACCAACGAGCGTTGCGAAACACCATTACAGTGATCACACCGGCTATTATGGGGTGGCGCATGTGCACAATCCCGCGGGCTGTTGCATTTAAACAGTATTTTACGCCATTCACTACACCGTCTAACAACGCATATGGGTTTAGGAGGTTATGCGTTGGGTTTGTTCTTTCGTACAGCATATCGTTTTCCGCATTGTCGCATGCGCGCTGTATCGTATTCTGTATTGCGTGTGTAGTGGTTGGGTCTGGGTTACGCAGACTGTGTTCTTCGCAATACTTCAAGGCAAGTTTGTGGCAATGTTCGAGACGAGCACGCCTATCAACTGAACCATTTATGAGATATGAGGTACACATGTTTAATTGAATGTAATTGTACATTTCATCGATGATCATATTGTCATCTATATCGCTATTGTGAAAACCTCCGAGATTGTGGTTATTGTTGATGGACGCATCGTACGATGGCCAAGTAAACATGCGTCTTATGCCGCCGACCCACATAAAACGTCTTCGAAAATTCGTCGGACCAGCTGGTACCGCGAAATATTGGTGTGCATTCACCACGACTGCGTTCGGAGCAGCCGGGACTATAAAATGATCACAAGGGATCAAATCACTCGATCCACATTCATTGCACACCCTGATGCTGGCGGGGTCTATTGATGCGATGTTCGCATTGACCCAGGTGGTGAATGTGTTGAGCGCCGCCCTATCCTTGAAACCTTTGTCAAGGGCAGCTGTGTAAACTTTAGTGAACTGATATATGCGATGTTGGGTGTTCACAACCTGTTGAAGGTGTTGACGGTTTTGTTGAGCAGGTCGTTGCCTGCCTCCCCGGTTTCTGGGGGTTTGGACGTTTTGATCACTCATTATGGATTTCTCTCCGTTTCCTCCGTGCTTTCGTGCTAAAAATATTGGCTCTTATCGCAATTGGCCTCATACCGGGGTGTTATGGGAGATACTTATGAATGTGTGTAGCCGGGTTAGCGCAACTTTAGTCAACCGTATTGCAGATTGACACGAGACGTCGAAGTTGCTTTGCTACACAAGTCCTTGCGGACCCGCGGTTGCCCACCACTAGTGCTCTCACGCGCACCTCACCGTTTGTCAGAGACGTTACGGCTAGAACGGCACTCTGTGCCAAACTTCTGTCGCGAAACGGCATGCTAAAATATCCGTTGTATTTCCCCCAGAAGTAAG